GATTTCAAGGCCCTTGTTTGTTATTAAACTGAGACATAAAGTTGAAGGTAGTGTGGTGAAGAAGTTTTTCAGCTCCATGATTGGTCCAGGGGTGTTGATTTCTTTGGCATATTTATTGTTTAGGGGGATAGCATGAATCTTGCAAAATGGTTGTTTTTGTTATTTTTAGGGTTAAATCTAACTGACTATATTGATTGGCCTTGGTGGTTGGTTGCAATGCCGATGTTTATAGATCTTGGTTTTAGGATAATTGGAAAGATGTTGGAAAATGATTAGAACTGTACAGCAAATTGGTGATATTGTCGTAGTTGGGGCATAACCTTGACAAATAAACTCAACTTTTTCTAAGCAATATCAGACACTTACAAAAAACTTTGATTAATTTACACTAAACACTTGACACTATACACTTACTATGCTATAATAATTATAGTGAGTGTGAAAAACTCAAGTTTATTTAACTAATCGAAGGAGATAGCAATGAAAGAAGTAAAGAAAACACAAGCAACATTAAATGATTTCAGCAACATTTTAATTAATCTTGGTTTTGATGATCTTTTTGACTTTGATATTGAGAGAGATATTTTCACAAGTGAAGCAGAAGGTTCATTTTCAGATAAAGAAGGTGACAGAGTTGTTGAGTTTACTATTATTGAAAAAGATGGTACAGACAATATGAATACAGTAATAGAATATGATGAAAATGATTCAGATTTGAGGGAGGTGTAGCAATGAAAGTATTTACACAAAAAGAGATCAAAGAAATTAAAGCAAGTGATAAGATTTTTGAGTCAATTCTAATGAGAAACATCAAGAGCGACTCCCTTAGAGGTAGTTTGAAAAATGTAGCAGAAGAAGCCACTGTGATATATAATAACTTTTTTGACAAATTGACATCTGCTGATATCAAAAGACAGTACAATATTGAATTACTTGAAAGCTTAGGTTTCGAGGAATGCGGTGCTTGGTCTAGGTCTGGACATCTTAGAGCAGAGGTAATGAAAAACGGGACTATAAAAGTAGTTTTTGGGATGCGCTCCGCAGTTGGTGGAAAATACCCTAAATACTTTTCACTTGTCAAAAAATATGACTCTTTCAAAGAATACAAAAACGAGTGGAAAAAAATTGAAAAAAAAATGAAGGTGAAAAAATGAACTTAAAGCAACAAATAAAAGAAAAATTCGGGTCGGTGTCAGCACTTGCCCGAATCCTGAAGGTCACAAGGTCAAGTATTTACTTGGTTTTGAATAATGACCCTCATATGAAGAAATTGAGGGCTGAAATAATAAAATTAATAGGGGGAAATAATGGCTAAATTTGACTTCGGATCGATTGATTTTAACTTTAACTTTGATGATAAAGAAGGTGATAATAATGATGCTGAGTGTTTTGAATACGAGAGTCGATATGTAACACCTCCGGAGACTCCGGAGCAGGATAGCGCGTTTATAAAATATGAGAATGCTAGTAAACTATCAAATACTATTGATCTTAAAAAAAGGTCAATGATTATTGTAAATGGTTCGTTTATTATGGGCGATTTTTTAGAGGCTTTAGTGGTCAACAAAAATCTACATATTAAAAAGATGGTGATATCTACGCTATCTTTATCAGAAAACAACATTGATTCATTGAGAAACTTAATTGACGGTGGTTTTGTTGAAAAAATGGATTTATTGATATCTGATTACTTTTTTAAGACTGAGCAAGAGGGTCACGGTCAAAGTCTTATGCCGTATCTATATCAAGAATTAGATAATGATAATAAATTTCAGTTGTCAGTTTCCAGGAGTCATACAAAGATAGTAATTTTTGAGACCTTTTGCGGTTTAAAAATAACTATCCATGGAAGCGCTAACTTGAGATCAAGTGCAAATTTAGAAAACTTGATGGTTGAAAACAACCAACACCTTTACGATTTTCTTGAAAAAGATATATATTCTGATATAATTAATAAGTATTGGACTATTGACCATGAAAAGTTATTGTCTAAAGAGGCAAAGAAAAGAAGGAAAACAATAGTTTTACCTAACAGGAGAATTGAAGGTGGAAAAAAGCAAAAACATTAGAAATAAAAAAGCTATTTCAAGGTATAATCAAAGTAGAGCTGGCTCTGGTTCCAGGTCCGCAGCAAAATCAAGAACGCCAAAATATAAGAGAACTAAAAGCGGTGGCACTATAATTGGTGGTGAAGTTATTCCTTTTTAGGGGGTAGAATATGAAAAAACCGACACAGACAGCAAAGCAAGACGCTAGGAAAAAACTGTTAATAAACGCTATGAAGAGCACACTTGGAAACGTGACAGCATCATGTCAAGAGGTGAAATGTGATAGAAAAGTCTTTTATAACTACTATCATTCTGATGATGATTTTAAAGATGAAATTGACTCAATAAAAGAAATGGTTTTAGATTTTGCTGAAGGTAAACTACTTGAGTTAATTGCATCATTAAATCCAGCTGCTATTATGTTTTTACTCAAATGTAAGGGAAAAGAACGCGGATATATTGAGAAACAGCTCATAGAGTATCAGGAGTCACCTGAGAATAAGGTTGAAAGTTTGCTTAATAAGTTGGGCGAATGAGTATTGACCAGTTATCAGATGATTTCAATAAGAAGCAAGTTCAAGTCTGGAAGTATAATCAAGAGCATAACCCATTTATAACTATATTAGAGGGCAGTGTTAGAAGTGGAAAAACTTTTATACTTCTCTATCTATGGCTGAATCATATACTTAAATTCAAAAATAAGGGCTATAAATTCTTAATGCTTGGGTATACATCCGCGTCATTGAAAAAAAACTGCTTAGATGATTTAAATAATTTCTTTGGCTTAAATGTCGATCTTAATAAAAACAATGAGTTCCAACTATTCGGCAATACTGTTTGTGTATTTGGTGCAGACAACTACGGTTCATATAAAGCAATGCGCGGTTTGACCTCATACGGTTTATTTTGTAACGAGGTAACACTACACCATGAAAACTCACTTGACGAAGCCTTTAACCGTTGTAGTGGTGAAGGTGCTAGAATATTCATGGATACGAATCCAGACTACCCAACACATCCAATTAAAACGCAATTTGTTGATAAAGATGGGGCCACGTTTGAAGACGGTTCAATCAGGATTAAGGCCTGGCATTTTGACATCTGGGATAATGCTAAAAGCAGAGGTGGTTTTGTGCCCGACAAGTATATAGAATCACTTGACGAATCTATGCCAGAGGGGTTTAAAAAAGACCGGACAATATATGGAAAGTGGGTCGCTTCGGATGGTGTTATCTATACCAGTTTTAGAGAATCAATGATTATTGAGGAACTACCAGAATTTAAATTTTATATAGCGGGGATTGATTTTGGTTATGACCACTACGGAACTATTGAAATATTAGGAGTGGATCACGACGGCAACATTTATCTGATAGATGAAACAGCAGCAAGGCACCAAGAAATTGACTGGTGGCATGGAAAATATAAAGCGTATGAGAAAAAATACAAGGGCTTGTTAGGGATAGCGGATAATGCCAGACCTGAATACGTACGCAAGTTGAGAGCCAGACCAGCGAAAAAAGACGTTATCGAAGGGATTGAATTAGTTCAACAATATATGAAGGATGGCAAGTTTTTTGTAAAGAAAGGGGCCGCTCCACACTTTATGAGAGAAATATATTCTTACCAATGGGATGACAAAGTAAAAAAAGAGCAACCAAAAAAAGAGAATGATGATGCAATGGACGCAGTAAGATATGCACTTTATACACATTTTAAAGGCAGGAAAGTTGCCAGAGTTGGAAACGCTCGACTATTTTAAATTGACTTTATCCTTCAAACCACTTAAAATATTATAGATTTATTTAATTTAGGAGGTAAAGATGACTAGAAAATTAACTATCGAAACAATTTTAAAATCAAAGGAAGAGAATCTTTATTATCGACCTGTAGCGATAGATGTCAATAATAATATCATTGTATTAGCAAAATTGTTTATGAGCTATGAGGAGTTTGTTGAGGATAAGTCAAATATACCTTGTTTGTGTTATGATTCTCTTGCAGCCTATGTAATGGATGAATTGAACAATTACTTCACGTGGTAATATCTCTATTTTCTTGACAAAGTACAACAACTAATTTAAAATATTATAGATTTATTTAATTTAGGAGTAGTCCGCATGTCAGCAACAATTCAAAAACGAGTTAAAGACTTAATCCAAAACAACACCGAACGTTCCACAAATGCACAAGATTGGTATAATAGATATACCACTGACGAGCTACCTATCAACGAGCGGAAAACTCCTAATTATATAAACACGTCAGAAAGCAACATCGAAGAAGATCAAAGGCTTGTAAACGCTTATGATTCTGAAATTGTTGACAACAGAGTCAATTATGTTATGGCCAACACTCCAATTTTCCAGTATAACGACGAAAACGAAACAGAAAAGGATTTCCATCAAGAACTATTGAATAATTGGATTAAAGAAGACGGTTTTATAGCTAAGTTGAAAGATTTAACAGAGATTGCAGGGGCTACGGGTTCAAGCTCTCTAGCTCTTCACGTTGGAGAAGACACAGACGGTAAAACCATGATAAGTACTAAGGTTTTAAAACCTAGTGAGTTTGTTCTTGAGTGGTCTGATAGTAAGGCAGAGGTGACAGGTGCTTTAAGGTATTGGAGTAAAAAAGAATTGAATAGTTCGCCAGACGAAGCAGAGACCACAAACAGCTCTACAACTTCCACAACTACCGTATATTATGGGGAATTTTATGACGGTAAAGTGATGTACAATCTTAAAGGTGATGCACTTTTAAACATGGCTGTACTAAACGAAGTAGAGGACCCAATATACAACATTCCGATAATAGAACTTAAAAACACAGGTGAGCGAAAACCTAGCTTTTATAAGGCTATCAGCTTGATTAACGCCTATAATGGTTTAGTTTCTGATTATACAAACGAGATGGCAGGACTTAGACACGCTATACTTGCATTGACTGGGCATGTTTTAAAAGCGGAAAATGATGATGAAGACGACACTCAAGCCGCTAAAAGACTTAAAGAAATTAGAATGTTATTTATGGAAGAGCACGGGAAAGCTGAGTATATAACTAAGGAAATACAGTACCAGGCGACTGAATTCATTCTCAAACAGCTTGAAAAAAATATAGAGCGTTTTACAGGTCATTTAAATTATGCAGATCCAGACGTTTACGGTAGAGCTACAAACCTGGCAATTAAAACCAGGATAAAACCGCTTGAAAATAAGGCAAAAGCTTTAATAATGGAACTCGACGAAACACTTGATAATCTATTCAAAGCACTTGGTGATTATTGGTCTGTACAGGGTGTAACCTCTTCATTCGATTGGAAAAAAGTTGAAGTTATTTTTACGTTAGATATGCCTATTAACGATGTCGAGGAAGCTGATAAATTGATTAAGTTATCCACGATAATTAGTGAGGAAACAAACCTAAGCCAAGCGTCTTTTATTCGTGACCCTAAAGCTGAGATAGAAAAGCTAGAAAAACAGCGTGAAAATGAAAGCGTGGATGATGACTTTAATACAATTGAGGAGCCAAAACTTGAAGATACAGAAAAGTAAAAACTATTTCTATGATGACGAGTGGCGACTAGGATTATGGTTATTTGTTGCAAGTACAAATAAGTGGTATGAGGTCATATCTGAGGAAGTAAACTAATGGCAACTATCGAAGTAAAGCCAGAATCTTATTGGGTTAAGCGCGCAAAGGCCCGCGATAATTTCTTTCGATCCACAGCTAATAAACGCTTTTCATTCATCCGCAAACAATATAAAACAGCCTATGAGAATATGAGTGAAACTATTGACAAGTTTTATGGTAGGTATGGAACGCCAGACGGTCAAACCGTTATCGTAACACAAAACGATGCCTTTGCTATTATGTCACGTCAGGAGACTAGAGCATTCCAGAGAAAAGCGGAAAAGATACGTGAAAAGGTGATAATTACTGATGACGACGCCTTTAAAATAAGGCTTGGTAAGTATTCCAAGAATAAAAGACAAGTAAGGAAAAACGCTATGGATTTAGCTCACGAGTATGATCTACACAAAGTGTTTAATGCACAGCAATTGACACTTGATGATATGCTGCCAGTCGTTTACAAAGATGGATATATTTTAACACAGTTTGATATAGCCAGGGGAATCGGGTTTTCAAGAAATATACTAGGTGAGCTTGGAGAACGTAGGATTAAGAAATTGATAGAGGAGCCTTGGAGCGGTCAAGATTTCTCTTCCAGAATCTGGAAAAACAAAGAAAAGTTGACCAGCACAGTCAAGGAATTGACAACTAGAGGTATGGTGCAAGGTCAACATGTGCGCGAAATGGCTAACGAATTGTCAAAAAGGATGGGTGTGAGCAAGAAGAATGCACTTCGATTGATGATCAGTGAGACTACCCACGCTTCAGAGACCGCCAGCCTTGAAGCCTCTAAAGATGCAGGGTTTGAAAAGATGGAGGTTGTTTCAACTCCTTCGGATAAATACCATTTCACCAGATCAGATATTAACGGCAAGGTTTTTAAGATAGGTTCATCACAGCAGGCATTTTATACACCGCCTATAGAGTATCCTTTGTGCTGGTGTGTTTTAGTGCCATTAATTGACAATAAAACTATAGAGATATTTAAAGCACCTAGAAAGTACGATAGTTTTGCTGACTGGAAAAAGGCTAACAATAAAAAGACGAGTCTGGTATGAAGACCCTGGGGCCAATATCTTTTTTTAATGATTGACTCTTCATAAGTTTTAGCAAATACCCACAGTGAGATAATATGATGTATTTCTTCGACATTGCTTGGTCTACAAGGTTGTGGTATTCGTCTGCAAATTTAAGTAACTCACTTCTCATCATTTAGCTCCATACTTATCATCAAACATTTTTTTTATTTTTCCAATTTCTACGATATCCCCAGGTGTTATTTTCATGATTATAAATCTATCAGACCAACTTTCCATAATCTCGAACTCGTCCAGAGAGTCGGCAACTTCTAATATTGTGTATTTTTTAACAATCATCATTCCCCTCCATTATAACTTGCTTTAAGCATTTAATCAGCATTTCCGCACCTTCTTCACTTATTGGAAGCTTTACGTTTTCTATCATAGCCAACTTGACAGCCTTATTGACTACGTTATTTAGGTAACTTTCACCACCAATAAAAACATCTACATCATTCGGGTCATATTTCTTATCACTCATCATTCCCCTCCATGAAAATCATGAAAATCTTTTTCATCCATTTCTATAATATTAGTTAGAACTACGTCTTTGTAGCCAACATTGTTTTTTATCCATCTTATTAAATATTCGTGTGATGGGTAGTCAGGACGGTTGCAACCGAGAAAGCCATATCCATTTCTGACGCCATCTTTTATTCCAGTGTAAAAAACAGTGAAATATCTCATTTATTTCCCTCCATCAACTTTGGATTATGTAAACTTCCATATCGATCGAACAGGATGGATATAATACCGCGACTGCTCGATCCGAATTCTTGAAGTAAGCATTTAGCAAGATACTCCTTTTGTACTAAAGAATGACACTGAGCTTTTAAAGTTAGATTCATTTCAACCCCTTTATATTATTGACAAACACTTTATAGTACCAGATTCAGTACATACTAGCAAGTTTTAGTTTACAAAACATATTATTCTATTTAAAATTAAACTATGATAAATCAGAACTGCCTGGGCATTGACTGGGTTTCGGGGCTAAATATCAACTAAAATTAGGGGTTTACGATGGATTTCAAAGATTTCAAAGAATTTTACGACGCTAACAAAAACAGTGCAGAGATGACAACTTTTATTTCTACCGAGTTTCTAAGCTACGCCAAAAGTGACGACGGGCTTAATTTATTACAACCTATACTTGATTCACATGGCTCGAAAGTTGTGGAAGCATATAAGGGTAAAGGCATGGAAGCAGAGTTTGAAAAAAGGTTAGGTGCAGAGCGTGAAAAAATTAAACTAGAATACAATCCTATTGTAGATCCACGTGACCAAAAGCTTGCGGAATTAGAAGCTAGATTAAATAAGAAGGATGAAGAGATTTTAAAAAGCGGTATTGAAGCAGATGCTTTGAAAGCTTTGAAATACTCAGAACTATCTAATTTAATTAATATTACCACTGATAAGGATAGAACAATGGCAAGTGTAAACACTATCAATGAGTCAATTGAAAAGATGGTAAATGCTGAAGTAGAATCAAGACTAAAGGGCAAAGTAAGAACTCTTGATACTGGAGACGTTAACAAATATGGTGGCGCTTCGAATCCTTTTGATCCAAAAACTTTAAACATTACAGAACAACAGAATCTATATCTAAGCAATCCTGAGAAAGCGCGGGAGCTTGCGGCAATGGCTAACAGACAACTTTAAATTATACGAGGACAAAAACAATGGCAAAAACAGCAAAATCAGATGTAATCATTCCTGAGATTTTTAACCGTTATCTTGTGGAACAAACAGCAACCAAGTCAAATTTTATGAAAAGCGGTATCGTTAGAACTGCTCCAGAATTCAACAGCCTTTTAGCCGGTGGTGGCGAAACTTTTAATTTCCCTTTCTGGCAAACAATCGTAGGTGCTAACGATTCAAGTGTACTTTCAGAGTCCGCACCACTTACAGTTAAAAACATCACGGCTTCCAGTATGATAGCTAGACGTATGAACCGTGGTGAGGCATGGTCAAGCAATGATTTAGTGAAAATTGGTGCTGGGTCCGATCCTATTGCACAGATAGTGAGTGGACTTGCTGACTATTGGTCATATGATTTTCAGAATATTATACTTAACCAGTTGACTGGTATTTTCTTAAATAATGCAGCTGCTGATTCATCCGATTTGATCAATGATATTGCTATTGAAGATGGCGACGCTGCCGGTGACAGTAACCTAATTGGACCAGAGGCTATAATTGATTCAAAACAAAAACTGGGTGACAGCAAA